TTAAAAAGTATTAAAGAAGACACTATAGGAGCAGTTAAAGCGGCAGAAGCAGAAACAGGAGCTAGATTAAATATTAAAGAAGTAATGGAAGCTACTGGTCAAGTTACGGGCCAAATTAAAGCCCAGTTAGCAGCTAATCCGGAAGCTATAGCAAAGGCAGTAGCAGTTGCTAAACAGTTTGGGATGGAATTAAAAGATATAGAAGCTACTTCTAAATCATTACTTCAATTTGAATCTTCTATAGAAGCAGAATTAAAAGCAGAATTATTAACAGGTAAACAACTTAATTTAGAAAGGGCTAGATTAGCAGCATTAACTGGTGATTATGAAACATTAGCTAGAGAAATTAATGAACAAGTAGGTACTTTCGCAGATTTTAGTAAAATGAACGTTTTACAACAAGATGCTTTAGCAGCATCTTTAGGTATGACTTCAGACCAATTAGCTGACCAACTATTATCAAAAGCTAATTTACAACAATTAGCTGAAGAAGCGAGAGCAAGTGGTAATGAGGAATTAGCACAACAATTAGAAGCCCGAAGTGCAGCAGAAAAGTTCCAAGACGTTGTTATGAAAATACAAACAATATTTTCTGATTTAGTAGGAGGACCACTAGCAGGGTTTATAGACTTATTAGGATCTGCTTTACAAGTAGTAGGATATATTCTTGAACCAATAGGATATGTGGCGGGAGCTGTAGCTAAAATTGCCTCTTTTGATTTTTCTAATATGACCGTAATGCAAGGTATAGTAGGAGGTATAGCAACTGTTTTATTAGGTATAAAAGCTACAACAATGGCTATTAATGGGTATAGAACATTAATGTTGGGAATAGAAAGAAAAATAAAATTTGAAAGAATAATGCAAGAACGTTCTGGTAAAAGAATGGGACTATTAGATAGAGCGCTAATATTTTTAGGAATCAAAAGAACAGCAACAGAAAGATTAAATAACGCAGCAAAAAGAACGGGAAACACATTATCGTTTTTTGGAATGTTAAGACAAGCAGGTCAATTTGTATTAAGTATGTTTAGTGCAGGAGCAAAAGCACCCTTCCCAGCTAGTGCAGTTTTACCTTTTGTATTGGGAGCAGTAGCAGGGGGAATAGCAGCAGCAGTAATTGCTTCATTTTCAAAAGGGGATGATGTTGTGTCACCAGGATATGGTAAAAGAATATTGTCTACCCCAGAAGGATCAATAGCATTAAATAATAAAGACACAATAATAGCAGGAACAGATTTATTTAAGGGGGATGATGTAATTAGTACACCTGCGGGAACAAATACAGTAGATGCAGGTATAGATTATGAAAAAATGGCAGCTGCTATGTCAGAAGTACAAGTTGCTTCTTCATTAAGCTATGATCCTTATGCTGCACGTGCTGTTCAGGGTGGTGTGTTTTATGGAAACCAAGCAAAAAAGAATAAAATACAGTAATATGTATAATAAAATAAAATAACGATGGGACTAAAAAATAAAAACTCAATATTTGATTTAGTAGCAGGAAACAATCCAGTTGAAGATATGGCTAATCAACAAGGTCCTGTCTCTCAACTTCCTATTAATGTAGCTTCTCAAGTACATATAGATAGTTTACAAATAGTACCTGGGGGAACTCAAAATTCACCTTTTCAAGATTTAAATGGTAATCCAGGACCACAATTTCAACAACCAGTAAATATAGCTTCTCAAGTACATATAGATAGCTTACAGGTAGTACCTGGAGGCGTTCAAAATTCACCCCATCAAGATTTAAATGGTTTACCAGATCCTGATTTTAATACCTTAAGTGGAACTAGTGATTCACCTTTTCAAAGCGCAACAGGAGACCATATGGTAGATTTGCTTACTCAAAATGCTACAAGTACAAATACAGGACAAACTTATGATCCATCAATATATGATTTAAATGGAAATCCTGACCCTTTATTTAATACTTTAGGGGGTATAAATGATTCTCCCTTTCAAAATCCAAACCCAGCTACAGCAACAGGGGATCATATGGTAGACTTATTAGCCCAAAATGTAATAAGTACAAATACAGGAATGACTTATGATTCTGCTCCTAATCAATCACCATATCAAGATTTAAATGGTAATCCTGGACCTCAGTTTCAATTACCAACAGCACAAGCATCTCAAAAACATATAGATTCATTAACTCAACAATCTAGTTATCAACACGGTAATTCAGTTGAAGTTGTAGGTCCTTCACTTCAAGATTTAGATGGTAATCCTGGTCCTTCTTTTGATTTAGGAGACACTTCAACTTTACAACAAGACTCATTATTATCAGTACCACAACCTCCTTCTAACTCACCTTATCAAGATTTAGATGGTAATCCTGGTCCACCTTTCGATAATGGGATAAGTTCAACTTTACAACAAGATTCATTAATTAGCTTATATCAGTATAATCATGGTAATTCATCGGAAGAAACAGGACCATCTACTTTAGATTTAAATGGTAATCCTGGACAATTATTTGATAATGGAATATCTTCTACTTTAAAACAAGATTTATTAGTAAATGTATATCAAAGTGGAGTAAATCCAGGAGCAAGTTATGGAGCAGGACAACCAGGAGGTACTTGGCCCTCTGTAAATCCATCACCCTTAGCTTCAACTCCTTTTGCTGATTTAAATGGTACTACACCATCACAATATTTAAATAACCTACCAGGATAATAAAATATGGCTTTAAGATTATTACTTACAAACTTAGGAGGGGGATTAAATTTTTATCCTAACCATAATACTCCTTCAACTTCTGGAGGTTTTAATTATGGGGGATCTACTTCTATATTTGATACTGGAGTATTTAATCAAAAGTCTTTTAAATTTGGTCAAGGAACAACATTCGATAGACCTAATGGAGGATTTAGTAGTGAACCTTTTGTCACAAGTCCAACAATAGACTTATTATCAGGAAATCCTGGATTAGAAACTACTATAAACACATTTACAGATGGTCTTATAAGAGGAGGTGCTATAACACATGCTGAAAGATTAATAACAGATGGAGAAAGAATAGGTAGGTTTTTAATTTCACCTAAAGGTTTAGCATTTATTACTAAACAAGTAGGTTTACAATTAACTAATCCTAAAGTAAGTAGACCAGGTAGAGGTATTTCTAGAGCAAACCAAAGAACTTATAATGTAGGTGTAAATACTTTAGCATCAGTAGTATCAGCAGGTACTGGACTATATGTTAAAAGAGAAGGACTATTACCTACGGCACATGCGGGGTATGCTCAAGCTAAAAAATTATTTGAAGATAATGATAATAATAGATTAATATATCTATTTGAAGATCATATAGAACAACAAACAACTGTAGAAGGTCTTCCAGAAAAGGAAAGAAGTAAATTAGGTCAGTTCTTTTACAATATAGGACAAGGTCTTAAAAAAGCTAAAAAATTCTTATTAGGGGGCAGTGACGGAGAAACATTATATTCATATAATGCAGGACCAGGATCAATATTTGGTATAGGAAGAACAAGAATAAAAAAATATGCTCCTTACATCACAGATGTGGGGGAAAATGGAATACCTAGAGGATCGTTTAGTACGGGTTATTTTGATGGAAGTAGATTTTCTCCAACTACTTTAGGTTTATCTTCTGGTGTATCAAATGTATTTGTAGCTAATTTTAGAGAGCTTAATGGAGTTAATGTAGATTTATTCCCTGAATTACATGAATCGTTCCAAGAAGCCTTTATAGCAGGAGGTTTTGGAGAAAAAGCTACAGGACTTGGTGGAAACCCATTAGTTTCTAGTAAATTTGATATACAAGACTCAAAGATAACAGTTACTGGAGAAATAGAAGTAGGATTTAGATATGAAGAATCAGACCATAATTTTTTACCTGGGGGTAAATTTGCAATAAATAATAATAATCTTAATCAAGATTCTGATTTTGAAACAGCTAATAAATACTTACTTAAACCTAGTAAATTTGGTATAAGAGATAGAATATCCCTAAATATATTAGACCCTATAAGTGAATATTCAAACGTCATAATAAATCCAGAAACTGATGTACTTGATTATTTCGCTGATAATTATGATCCTGAATCTTCTGTAAAACTTGTATTAGGTAATAGACAGACAATTGGAACTAAATATACGCGTATATTTTCTACTAGAAAAAGAGTGGGGGAAGATGAAAATCAGATTCTATACAACAATTATGTTGATTCTTTATTATTTAATGAAAATGAACTTACTAAAAATTCAGTATTGAGTATTTATTCAAGATTTAGTGATTTTAATGGTTCAGATCAAGGAAAATTAGAAGTTAATCTTGAAAGTTATAAAAGACTTAATGGAGGTGAACTTCCAGTAGGAATAAAAACATTATTAACTGATTTAGACGCAAGTGAAGGACAATATGACCCAGAAAGGATGTTATTAGATGCTCCTAGATCAACAATATTTGGAACAGCAAGATCACTCCCCTTAGGATATAGTTTATATTCACTTAAAAATTTAGGATATAATCCTTTCACATTTCAAGCAAATAAAGAAATAAATATAGGAAGTACTCTTCAAGTTGAAGCAGGACAAGAAGCTAAAGTATCCTGGATAAATTCATATTCAGTATATAAGGGTCAAAGAGGTAATGTAGCCCTATTTCAAAAATATAAAGACCCCTTGGGGGATGGAACGACTACTGAATTTTTTGAAGATAGTGCAGGATTGACACGTTTTAAGTCAGCAGAGTATGATGAAGATTTAGAAAATATAAATCTCGAACCAGACAGTGGTAATTCTTTTAATCCTATAACTTATTTTAATGATAATCCAAATTTTACTGTACTTTTTAAGACTATTCAA